GCATTGTCCAGCTCACCCCATTCAAGGATGTGAAGAGCGAGGAGTCAAGTCCATGGATCTATGGTCCCCAGGCGGTGGCTCATTTACTCTTTTGCGTCCAGATGGAGGATGGTGGAAAATGTGGACGAAAGTGAAACATATGGTTGATACAGCAGCCATGCCAGCGCCGTTGGAAGCGGAAAGCTGGCCTGCAATTCCGAATCCGGTGTGTGCGCAACCTGGATCAACATTTCGGGGAATAATTTTCATGCGCAACCCAGATACAGGACGGTGTATGTCCTCTCATTCGGAAGTAGTGTGCACGCCGGAAGGCACGCTTTTGTACAAATTTTCCGGACACACAGACGGTCATTGTGGCTCAACCATAGCCTATGACAATCAGACGTTCACGTCAATCGGAACGCACATCTTAGGTGATGTCAATTCGGACAACTGCAAAGGTGCAGCATACACCCCCAAGGGTATGGCAGAGTTGGAAGCACTCTCGGCCATGTCCGCAATTTCGCGGAAGGGGTTAAACTAAGATGGGGCGCCCGCCTCGAACTGCCACTCGCCGCGTTTAGCGCGATGGGAATAGAGTGGCGGAAACCCACGAAAGTGCCAGAGAAGTTGGAGCCTTTTGTGATCTGTGAGTCAGACACGGGGTATCCTACTTCGGTGATTAGGCCAGATGGTGACTGGGCTCGATATGTTGAAGAAGAATGGAAGGATGAAGTCGGCTGGACTATGTCCGGCGGATATGCTCCTACCATTTTCGACATTGAGGTACTAGTTAAACAGCTGGAATATTTCATCACTCCGGCACGTGGGCCTCAAAATTTCGAGGCGTGGCGCGGAGGGTGTGCGATCTTGCAAGAAGCCCTCCAAATTGAGATAGGGACTATTAGTGAATATACTATGCAGGAGGCAGTGTTCGGATCTAATGACGGCCTGTTGGCTGCGATACCATTCGACACTGGCTCTGGCTTTGGTCTTCACAAATTAGCTCCCAAGAAATTAGAGCTCTTCTCCGATCATTTGGATTTTCTCATTTATCTACTCTACGATGACTGGGAAAGGTTGGGGGATGAATCTCGATCTTTGTTAGTATGGCCTCCTAAAGGCTCTCTTAAGGATGCTCGACTACCCGTTGAAAAACTAGCAAAGAAAAAAGGTCGCTTGTTCTCTGGAAGTAATACTATATCTTCCGTAAGCGGTCGTAGAGTAATGGGCAACTTCGTAGGGAAGTTTGCTGAGCGCTCCGCGAAGGGCGGATTTTTTGGGGTAGTCTCCTATGTGTTGGCACGTGGTGGTTGGCATGACTTAGTACGAGAATTGACTCAAGACTTTGTTGTCACCGAGGTAAATGATTTTGACGTTGCTCACTGGGACAAGGATTACATACGCATAGTGCAGTATCACGTGATGATAGCAGTGTGTATGTTAGCCGCCGATCCATTGCACAAAATAAGATTATGGCGGCATTATGAGCGCGTATTTGCATCACCCATTTTTGTAACAATAGCGGGATGGTTAATGTATCTCTTTAAAGGTTGGCATTCAGGAGATATAGCAACTGTAGTGATAAATTCACTTGGGCAAGCGCTCGTGTATATGTATATTTTTTGCCAATTTACACCGAAAGAAATGTGGACATACTCCCACTTCAAAAGAAATATTTTCTTGAAAACGATGGGAGATGATGGAGCAAACACTCTTTCCGTGACGTTTGAATCTTCCTTGCCGAGAGGTTGGGTTGACATAGTCATTGAAGGATTTGCCGAGTTTAATTGGGAGGTAGAAATGCCGCGCGATCCACAGCGCCCTGGTAAGGTAGATGATGATTTTAGTTTTTCTGGACATAAATCCTTACTGGTAACAGTTCCCACCATGGTGGGAGAACAAACATATGCTCTACCCGTTCTCCCGTTTCCGGTCGTTTTGTCGATAAATGAATGGCGAAAATTGAAAAAATCGCCAGACATACCTGAAGCGGTGAGAGATTTGGCGCGGTATCAAGCCGCGTGGGAGAGAGCATTTCCATATTTGTGGCACAAAGATGAAGATAAAAAGAACTTCGCAAGAATAGCGTGGTTTTACTTGTGCCGAAAAAGGGCAACCTGCTTAGTCTCTGTGAGCGAGCTAACGCGTAAAGCAGCCGAAGGTTTGCCGTCTATAATGGATCTCATTAGGCTGTATTTTCCCCCCCTTGTTGATGTCTTCGCGATAAATCAGGAGGTGCTACACCTCTTAGCGTAGGCCCGGGGGCGGGGATAGTCCCCACTCGTGGCAAGTATTGTGGTCCTGGCCATCCTAATCATTCTAGGTATGATGAGAAACCAGATGATCACGTGGATGCGGTATGTATGGACCACGATATGTGCTACGATGTTGGAATAAATCGATCTAACTGCGATGAAGCTATGTCAAACTCGCTTCGTGAAGTCAATGACTCTGGAGCGTCTTTAGGTTGGTATGGCCATGCAGCTGAGTTGTATATGGACTTAGTTGGAAATGATGCCGAAAGGCGGAATCTAAAGCAGTTATTGAATGACAGGGGAAAAACCTTAGCCCACCTCCACTCCTGGAAGGATTTAGAAATGTTTACGAATAAAAATGGAGGTGGTAAACTTACTAGAAAACAGCGTGCAGCTCGTGCTGCTATCGCTGGTCCTGCTCGTCTTGTTGTGCAAAACCTGCCTGGAAAGGGAGGTTTCACAGTTTCAGAGAACACAAAGGGTGTATCTGTTGTTAGACGGAGGCGGAACCGTGGCGGCGGCAAGGGAAAGAAACAACGATCCTATCTTAAGCGAAATCGTCGTGGTCTAAAGCGACGTGGTGCTGGGATAAATTATGAAAATCTCGTTAAATCTTGGCGTATTGATCGGATGCGAGGGAAGCGAGGTGAAAATGGTATCGTTTTGACGGGGTGCGATCTCATTGACTCCATATCTATTCGGAATACGAGTGGAGCCGGTGTGATTGGTTCAAACAACCCTGGTTCAATTTTATCTAACTATAATGGCGGTGCGCCTGCTGGTTGGCTATTGAACCCATTGAATTTCACTAACTCACGTCAAAAGAACTTTGCACAGTTGTTTCAAAAATTCAGATATAGAAAGATTCGATTTCATTTTTGTTCTACACAAACTGAGTTTCTTGCTGGTGGCTATCTGCATTACACGGATTATGATCCTGATGCGAGTTATGCTGCTAGCAATGCGACGTTGAATGCTCTGGAGTACGCCTCTACTCATTCAAATAAAGTGACTGAAAAATTATCGAAATCGACTACGAATATCTTTCGACCGAAAGATCCGGAAGCTGCGTTCTGGATCAAAAATGATGGAAGTACTTTAAGGACGTTCACTCAAGGCCAATACTTTTGGATGATAGCGGATCCTGCCTCTACACTTCTTGGGTCTATCACTCCACCGTTCTTCATTGGACGTGTCTATATGGAGTATGAGATAGAATTCTGGGAAGATGCTTTCGGCGAAGGTTCTGACACGGACGACCCTGCACCAGTAGGTGGGGAGTACGTTGGTTGGTTTATAGCCGGGGCAGTGAGACCTATAGCAGGGATTGGCGCATCGAGTACTGCAGATCCTTTTGCAGTGATAGCAGCTACAATTGCTAATAACTTTTCCTCGAGTTTCACAACGTTGCCTAACATTGGAAACTTGAATTCTGATATAGCTAATTCGTATATCAACTATACAGGAGGAGTTGGCACTGCACTTATACAGCTAGAGGGAATGACCACAGGACATGTGTACAAGTTAACCTTTAGTCTTATGATGCAGAATATTGCAGGAACAATGGCCTTTACAAATCGACTTCGCGTCGTGACGTTCAATCTTACGAATGTAACCCTACTCACCGATAACTCAAACACAATGAGTAATGAGCAATATCAAGTTGTTACCGGCAACGGTACGGTAATGGTGAATGGATATCTCCGTTTTACAGCTGGTTCAAATATCGGCTCTATTTCTTGGTCCGGTGCTTCATGGTCAAACCCTACCTATTCAGGTGGAGATGGGGTGCATACTACGATTGGTGGTAGCATCGAGATCATAGATGAAGACCCGGGAGATGGTAAACGTAAAAGGCGGTGCAAGCTTGCTGAGATGGTTAAGAAGGACGTTCCATTTATAAAAATAATGCAGCAATTGAGACATATGTGTCATAATCCCGCATGTGAAGTTTGTCAAGGCTTCCGCGAGATGCAAGGTAAGATGCGCCTTGCAGATGTTCCTAGTCCAAACCACGACGATGTTCATACCCGTGCCGTGACTGAGTTCCATAGTAGTGCGTTGATGGCCTTAGGTGAGGCAGGTAAACGCGCTATTATAGGGGCTCATGAGCACAAAGGTAAGCAATGCGACTCACAATCGGACGGCTTACTGGGCAGTGATAGTACGAGTTCAGACGAAGAGGACAGGATTCTAGTTAGGCTTCTAGATAGACACAGATGCAAAGAAGAAAAGCGTAAAGCTAAAAAGCGACAACATGAGGCTGATCATGGTAGAAAAGAACATGATCGTCATCACGAGAAGTGGTCGACTGAGATAGAACATCTCGCCCATTCCGTGGACGAAAAAGTCCGCGAAGAGCGTCACAAGCTCGCAATACTCGAAGAGGAGGCTGAGCAGATAAAGAAATATAAACATAGGTCTTGCGGAGACCTGAAGCCTGGTGATTTTCACCATATAGGCGACGCGAACCCCTTACCGTAGAGCGGGTAGAAAAC